TCTTTCTGGTCACTACGTTGTGAATTATCCAGATCGGTGGCTAGTTTTACGCCAAGACGTGCACCCTCACGTTGGTTCTCAGCGGAAATACGTTCCTGTTGAATTTGTGCATTTGAACTTTTTGCCATCGCATCAAGCTGCAACTTCTGCGTATCCATTTGAATCTTGTGCTCTAGCTCTCTTTGCTTCATTTGCAGTTCTACTTGTTGCATTTGTACAACAGGATCTTGTTGTTGTTGTTGAATCTGCTCTTGTTGCGCTTCGACTTGACCTTTCTGCAACAGCTTCTCTGCTGCTTCTTTTGCAAGCCTTGAGATCTCTACCTCTACATCTTCTGGTAGTGGTTGATCTTCGTTTGGCAATTCGACACCAAGCATCTTTTCCATCTCACGTCTGTACTGGAACGCAACATGTTCTGTAACATGCGCTGCCATAGCCGCACCAATAGCTTGTGCAAACGGTGACTGCCCTACAAGCTCTCGCATCTTAGGATCTTCTATCGCAGCCATGTGAACTGCTATGTGCGCTTCATGATCTTGATACTTGAATGCTTTGGTTGGCTCTTGCTTGAGCATCATCATGTTTTCTGTAACAGGATCAGCAGGCTTAATGTCATCAGGTAGTTTAATTATATCGCTTGCGTCCTGTATTCCCAAGACTTCTAGCATCTGACGGTGCAACTTGCCCATGTCGTATAGCTGAGGTGCTTGTTGAGATAGCTGCAAAGCTGCCTGATACTGCATAATTCTTTGAGCCATTGTTGCAGCGTTAGGATCTGAGACAGGTATAACATCTACTCGTGCATCAAAGTCTTTCTGCCTATCAAAGTCACCATCCATTTCATAAGCATATTCTGATGGCATGTAATCGCGTATAATCTTTGACAGCAAGCGTAGTTCGTTTTTCATGGCTGCATGCATACGAGCTTGCACACCAGACATAACTTTCATGCTGCGTTCCATTAGAGCGAGTGTTGTGCCTACAGGTGCTTGAGCATTTGTATCTCCAACCTGTATATCAGCAACGGAACCTATCCTACGTCCTTCTTCGACAATGTTGCCAAGTAACGAGTATAGAACGCCTGATGGCTCTTTGTAAGGGATGAACGTAATTGAATCCCGTATCGCACCACCTGGAACATCCACGTCCCTGAACTCACCTGGCATAAGCGGAGTGTCATCACCTTTAATGCGGAGACCGCGAGCTTTAAGACCCGCAGGCAAATTAGATAATGTACCCGCATCAATAAGTTGACGAAGGATCGAAGTCGCTGACTTAGCCAATCCACCAATGAGATGTATAAGACCTGTGCCGTAGAAACCCAATCCAGGTAGATATTTGTAATGTACGAAATGTAATCTTTTCTTTTTCTTTTCATCTTCTTGATACCAGTTTTTTCTTATCGCCAATACTTCTTTTGAAGACTTATCAATCGTTACAACGTAAGGTCTGGCTATTCCATCTGGATCATCAAACTCATCTGGCATGTTCATGGTGACATGCATCTCTAGAATTGTATGACGATCATCATCTTCTATAACTGCACTCTCTCCATCAAGCTCGTCGTACTTCTCCTGTATGTCTGAAAAGTCTGGCTCTGGATCAGGAAGATCTACTTCTCTATAAAACCCTGCAACCTGTAACTCTAGGATTTCGTTAGCTGTCTTCTTCATGATGTGTGTATATCTAGGACAGGAAGCCAGATCTGATGCGCCATAGGAAGCAACAAAGTCTTCTGCGGGAACAAACATAGCTACAGGTCTATCCTCTAACGGATCATAGTAAACCTTTTTGAAAGCAGACCCTGCAAGTGGTAGCTTGAAAAGCATTTGTTCCGTCTCATCACGGTATTCTGTCATCTCTTCAGTCAGAAGATAGTTCATTTCTGTTTCTATTCTGTCTGCCTGATCTGTCTTTTCTGGGGTTAATTTACCCATAATCTTGGTTCTTACTGGCCCAGACGCAGGAAATAACTCTCCCATTGCCTGTGCCTGAAACCTTACAACAGCTTCTGTAAGAACTGGATGGAACACACCAGATGCCCCTTGCCACGGTTGGCTACGATCTTCTATCTTCATTCCAAGAAGATCTAATCCTTTGACGTATGATCTTGCCCAGTCTCTTCTGGATTCACGATCAGAATTAAATTCTCCTACAAGTTCAGATGCCAATGATTGTAATTCAGCTTCATCAATAAAGTCAGCTAGGTTTGCGTCATGCTCTGGGCCTGTAATGCTTTCGCTTATATCCCCTTCAAAGTCTATGATCACACCACCGTCACCAGTATCTATCGATACAGCATCAGGATTTATAATCTCTACTTCAATATTTTCAGCATCCGTTTCTTCGATTTCTAGATCCGAAGGTTCCATTTGCTTTTCAATAGCCATGACTATCTCCTAGTAATACTCGACTGGTCTTTGATATTTTGGCTCGTCATCCCAGTCATCCATTTCGGCTCTCACCCAACCGCCTTGCCTGAACCTTAGCAGAGCTTGTGTGGTGGAGTCCACTAAATCATCATGATCCCCAGAAGGAAATGATGCACACTCTTCAATTACTTCTTCCGACCATCTAGTGGGAAGATACCATATTGAGCCGCTTGCGAATAGGTCTGTTACTGCATTTACTCTAGCAATCTTATCTTGTCCACGCGAAGGTGTAAACTCTGTTACTGGAATACCCATAGCTCTAAGCTCAAATATCAAGGGTGCACCAGAGGCTTTCTTCTCCACAATCATCTGATCAGGCTCAAACTCTTGGTACTTATCGTATGCTGCACGTTTCAATTCAGGGAACTCTAGCTTTTCTTTGTAGGCATCAAGCAAAATTACATTGGGCTTACCCTCAATGTAGAACACACCCCATGTTGTACAGGCACTGTAGTCTGATCTTTGGGTTTTAAGAAACGCTGTATCCCAAGATTGTATGATAGCCTCACACGGTGGCGGTCTATCGTTTTCCCATTCCTGCCACCACTCTCGTTTGATGAGAGCACCTTCCTCAGATGTGGGATCTTGTTGATACTGAGCTGACCATTTTGATACAGGAAGTTCTGCCTTTAGTGCATCTAGCTCATCTTGAGACCAGAACTCAGGCCATAGAGGTTTACCTGACGGCATGATCGCAGGAAACTCTATCACTTCCCAGTCATCCATTCCCTGTCTGTCTGATGTTGATTGTAAAATCTGACCAGTGAGATCCTTTTTAGACCATCTGGTCATCACAACAATGATAGCTCCTCCTGGCTGTAGACGCTGTCGTGGGCCTGATGTGTACCATTCGTACACTCTGTCGTAGACATCGGCGTTAAACTGCCCTTGTTGCGCGTCCTGTTCGCTGTGAGGGTCATCTATGATCAAAAGATCCGCACCTTTACCCGTAACCGCACCGCCAACACCAATCGCAAAGTAATCACCTCGCTTGTTTGTGTTCCATCTACCCGCAGCTTTGGAGTCTGATGACAGGGTGATGCCACTAAAAACTTTCTGAAAGTCTTCTGATTGTATCAGGTTTCTAACCTTACGACCAAATCCCACTGCCAGTTCTGCTGTGTGTGCCGTTTGAATAACTTTTTTTTCTGGGTACTTTCCAAGAAACCATGCAGGCAAAAGATAAGAAGCAAACTCTGACTTGGTATGTCGAGGTGGCATGTTGATGATCAAACGTTTTAGTTCGCCCTTGGCTACCCTCTCGAAAGCATTAGCCATCTTTTGATGGTGAGTGCCTGATATAAAACTAGGCCACATCATCCTCACGAAGCTGATGAAGTCGTCTTTGGAAGCAGATTTGTTTTCCACTTCCTCTAGTTCTGCCAGAAGATCCAGTAGTTCTACCTGCTGCTCTACAGGTAACTGGGATATCTTATCTTTCATTGCAGCAAGTTTCTGCATCTTTTCTCCGTTTGTAAGGTAGGCAGGCGAAGGGTGGGGTTGCCCACCTACCAAGAGATAGATAAGGGAGAATTTCTATCTCAAAATATAGTATATACTAATATATATATTTTAAGTATATATATATATTAATATTATATATATATTATATTATATATATTATATATATTACAGGAGGCACAATGACAGAATCTAGTGAAGCAGATGTTGTTAAGTTAAAACGCAACACGTTACTTGCAGAATCCGATTGGAAACAGGCAAACGATAGTTCATTAACAGATGATGAAAAAAATGATTGGTCTGTTTACAGTGATGCTTTGCGTAACCTGATGGTACATGATAACTGGCCTAATCTAAAAGATGCTGACTGGCCTGCGAAACCTAAGTCTACAGGTGAGCCTAAGCGAGCAAGAAATTCTAAAGGGCAGCTTGTCGGAGACAATCCTGACACGCCTGATATAAACGAAGCATGGGAAGGTGGGAAAGCACCATAATGGAACTTTCAATACCTATGATATGGAACATCATTGTTGCTTTAGTTGTAGTGCCTATGGGGTGGTGGATTAGTCAGATGAGCAGTGAGGTAAAACGACTCAACATCTTGCTAAACATGACTCGTGAGAGTTATATTAAACGAGAAGATCATCAATCAGAACTGTCTAGGGTGGTAGACCATCTGGTTAGATTAGAAGGAAAGATAGATAAACTAGCAGAAAAGGTCTGAAGACGGGAGATATTCGGTTAGGGTGTAGGCATCGATCCGATTAGTTGTGTCGCAATGGCAACAGGTGCTTTTAAAGGTCTCAAAGCAGCCATTGGTGCGGGAAAAGATTTACAACAAATGACAGGACAGCTTGCTAATTGGGGCAAAGCTTTCTCTGACTTTACAAATATAGAAGAACGAGAAAAGAATCCTCCGTTCTGGAAGAAGACATTCAAGGGATCTGATGAAGAGACTGCCATAGAGATCTTTGCTCAAAAGAAAAAGATGGAGCAAATGCGGGCAGAGATAAAAGATCACATATCTTGGACATATGGCCCAAGTGCCTGGAAGGAGGTCCTGTCAATAGAGGCAAGAATGCGTAAACAGCGCAAGGATGAGCTGTATCGTAAGCAAGAACAGGTAGATGCCATGATAAATTTTGCTATTGGTGCTACAATATTCCTAATAGGTGGGGGTATATTGTTTGTTTCTTTCTATTTTTTAGGCCAATGGCAAGGTAGGTGGTGATTCTCATGCACAATAAGGATTGTTTATAGATGTGGGTATTATTATGGGTTCAATTAGCAACAGCAGGGTTCGAGCACTACCATATCGGTAGCTATACCAAGCAAGAAGTGTGCGAATTAGCTAAAGAAGACGCCAAAGTCTTAGTGACTAGCGACAAAGCAAAGATTGTGTGTATTAAAATAGAGCTTTGAAATTAGTTCAATTGAACAAATACAAGTGGGCGGCACTAGATGATGACGGCACTATCCTAATAATCAGCAGTAGTTCCAATATAGTTAGAACCAATGCACCAATAATAAAAAAAGCTCGCTATAAAAAGAAATATAACAGGCGAGCACAGTCTAAGTAATTAACATATTTCGTTTTTTGAATGTATATTATAGAGGGGGTGTAGGATTCCTGGGGGTTTGTAATCGTTTGTGTGGAACATCATGTATACGTACGAGCGTGGGCGTCACGCAGACAGGGGGGTCGGGGGTAGGTGGGGGTAAGCAAACTCATTTTAAATTTAACACCCAGACCTCAAACCAAAACACATACTGAAAAGTTCAATCGAACTATCCCAACAGCCTGTTCAGTCTAGCCTCTAACTCAGCTTTGATTGTATCAGGGTCTCGCTCTGTCTTATCTTCAGTCTCTACCTTGTCCGTAAACAGTGCTACCGATTTTCCTAGAAGCTCAAGTGCTCTTACTCTTGCACCATCTGAGTTGTCTTGA